ACTTCTTTTAAGAGACGTCTGAGCCTGTTGTAGATACTCTGCAACATTCTCAGGAGGAACATTACCAACATCGATATAGAATACCCTTCGTTCTGGAGCACGAATGACCCTATATACCAACATGGCATCCTCAATAAGGATCAATTGTCTCCATATGCGTCTGGCAGACTCTAAAACAGAATTCCCATATGGTAGAAAGGCATCATTACCTAAAAGCCTAAAATGAGATACCTGCCAATTCTCCAAAACCTGGTTCCCTTGTGTTATCCATCGGAACCTTACAGCTGAGGGATCGTTTGGGTCAAATCCTTCTTCACGCTCAATCTCCGATATAGGGATTGGGTATGCATTTATCATGCCGAACTCTGGTGAAACATCATTGAACAAGAAAAAATCACCATACTTGCATAGATTTCTCACCCACATAGGCAAATTGAATTCAATGTTCATCGTTTCTAGAAATAATGTGTCAAGAATTTCTTGAATCCGACGGTTCTCTGAGTATATGTGTAGGATATGTCCCTTTTCATCTGGGGACACCGTCTCCTCGGCATATATGTCTAAAGCAGATGCAATCTCAGGTGTAGCTTCCATTTCGCTAAAGTCACTATATCTGGACATTCTATCAAATGCCCCATAAGCAGACAATGTGCTATTATATACATCACTATGTTGCTTAGAGAACATATCCAGCGTAGACTGTGCGCCCTTTGTCTGGAAGTCACGAACCCTACGCTTAACCATTGGGCCGCCACGAAACAGTTGCGTTAATCGTTGAAATAGGTTTTTATTCTTTGCCATGCCTATCCTCTACTCTTTCTCGGGCATATTGAGATTATACCATAATTGCCAAGATAATAAATCACTTCAATAACCATGACATATCTCCATAAGGAGAATTTGAGCCTGATACTTCAGGCATTGTTCCCATTACAATTGGTTGAAACGGATTTGGTGATGCACCACGATTAGTCCAAATATCTGCGGAGGACGGTGCTTTATTCTCAGGAGACCCATTAACTGCAAATGCAGCTAGCATCGCGTCATTAATATTTACCGTATACTGATTATAGTTGGGTGATGTATCATAAAGCCATGTCCCAATGGCAAGGGCGATGACGAGGTCATCATTTGCGCCTTTCTGGGCCTGGGCCTTATTGCCTTTCCACACAAATGTCTTTAGCTCATCATATAGCCTCGTAGAGTATATCTTGATTTGCCTATTTCTTAGAATTTCTTCCAGCTTTGTCAGCACCTGTATTCTAGCTGGTGCCGTCATCGTGAAACCTACTTTGTGGATATTGCTTTCCCCATACATCGAAGCATATTTGTCACTTTGCTTCTTAAAATAAAGATTAGGATAATTCATTTCGACCAGCTTCATAATGACCGCATACCCATATGTGTTATTCTCAGGACAAACTAGGGCCTTACCATACCTCATCCCAGCTTCATTGAGCAACATCGCAAATTGATCTGGGGGCAATTTACCTTTATATTCTGCAACTACCTCTGATTCATTTGTATCGATTACACAAAATGTTGAATAATCAGCAGCATCGCCCCTAGCAACATCGGCAGATATTATATACCTGTGCTCAGACAGCGCATACTTCCATACCCACACCCCCATATCTGGGCCCCATTTTTCTAATGGGTTCCTAACGGCCGTCCGAATATATTCAATATCCTCTGCCGCTAGAAATGTGTCACCTGATGCTGCAAAGTCACATAGTAGCTCTTGTGCAATTTGTTTGTTAGATAAGTTTTTACACTCATTCTCAAACCACGTTTCATCTCTCTCAGGATGTACATCCCATGGGAGACGAATGGGGTGAAACTCACTTTCCCCCGCAGCAGCCTTCATATACAAGTCATAATACTGGCCACCGACACCATTTGGGGTTGATAACACAATTGCACGACCACCGGTAGAGAGTGTAGGGTATAGGCCCATCCACAACTCATCAAAATTACGAACAAATGCAGCCTCATCCACAATCAATAACGACAATGCCTCAGAGCGGCCGGCATCATCAGATGTAGGAATAGCCTTGATAGTTGAACCATTACTAAACTCAACAGATTGCTTATTACTAGTAGTAAGCTCAGGCAATATCAGCCATGGAGGCACATTTCTTAACGCAACCTTCACTTTCTTTATAAAGTTCATTGCAACTGCTAACTTCGTTGCAATTACCAGAATATTCTTATCCTTATAAAAAACAGCCAGCCATACAGCATACGCCGCACTAATTGTTGATAATCCAAGCTGCCGGGACTTCAAGATTACATTAAACCGATTGTTTATGAAATCATGAACACACTGATCCTGAAAATCGTATGTCTTGAATGGAATTAGGCCTGCGGTCGGATGTTGTATCTTTACATACTTGTTGAAAAAATAAACTGGATCCTTACCACAGCGGACTATTTCCTTTACCTGACGTTGCTTGTTAACAGGGGGCATCTCGTCTCGCTTAGTTCTTGATGTCTAATATCAAGTCACGGTTGTAATATGCAACCCTTCTTAAAGAGTTTGCTGTCGCAGATACAAGTTCAACCCTATCCCTATTAGAAAATTCACTAACACTTAACGCATTTCCAGTAGCTTCCTTAAACTGCTTTTTAACCTCACCTAAACGTGCGGTCAGCAGTTGCATGGATTCGTCTACTAGGTTAGGCATTTGTTGCTGTAAAGAATCTTCCGAAGCAAAATGTACAATTGTGCTAAAGCTTAGCAGCAATCGGTCACCATGCATTTTAGATGTAATCCCAGCACCTGACTTACCCCATGTGTGGTTTAGAATATTCCCTAATTCATTAACTTCTTCTTTTGATAACATAATGGTCTCCTGGTTCCTCCTTATGTAATTATTGCCTGCAGAACTATCTGACCCTATATGATGGTAGGCTCAGTCTTTTTTTTCTGACATTTGATATCTCTTTTGATGATGGACGCCAGCCACCTTCCCACTTATCCTGGTTTGCCGCGGCCCATGTTATATAGCAATAGTCACAGCATGACCATTTCTGAAATATTGTTACGTCTGTATGATCTCTCATTAAAAGTTCACATACAGGACATTCCAATGGAATATGCTGATCATGTATTAACCGGCTTGACTTCATTATTAAAAACCCGTTTTTATCTTCATGAAAATTCTTATTCATGATCCATTGACTCCCCACCATTATAGATTACCTGGGCATTTTTTCCTCGCCTGGTTATCTCTATCACGTTATCGACGACGTCTTTTACACCATCAACATGTGATATTACCAATATATTCCTAAACCATCTTTTAAGAGACTTCAGTAATCGATTACAGGATTCTACATTCATTTCATCAAGAGCGCCGAAACCTTCATCAATAATAAGCAAGTCGGTTTTGGGTAGGGACGAAATATTAATAAGTGCTACTCGAATTGCAAGGGAAGACATCATCTTCTCCATACCGGATCCACATTCAATAATTCTTCTAGAGTCGCCATAATTGATATAAATGTCCATTGAATTTGAAGATGACTCAGCTTCAAGCTCTACAGTAAACCCAACAGCATCTTGAAGAATCTTTGAAATTTCAGCATTAATAACTGGGAGTTGTGACATCATAATCTGGCGAGGGATACCGTTCTTTGATACAGCACTCATAAATAGGTCATAAACCTTCCATTGCATTAGCAACTTATTGTGCTCATCTTTATCCACCTTCAGGCGCTCAATCTCTGAAGCCAATAGGCCAATGGATTCTGACAGTGACATTCTTTTTGCATCTTTTTCAAGTATTTGGTCAGACGTGCCAGATATTTCTTTCTTTACCTTGCTGACCCCACTGGCATCGTCTGAGTCTGATACTCGCATATACATGTCTGACAATACACTTTTTCCGCGGTCAATTGAGGATGATAATCTGGTCTTCGTTGATTGTAGTTCATGTAAATTAACTGACTCTGTTGAAGCATCAATACGCAGTTGTGATCCCTGCCTAAGTAGTGAATCATACTTTTCTACTTTCTCTTGTAGGTTTTCTTTTATTAAGATCTTTAATGCTTTTTTTGCCGTTTTAACTTGCTCTAATGTATCCGCCGTTCGCTCCTGTTGTTCAATAAGCAACTTTTTGTTTTTATGTGAGTCTTTTATAAATTTACATGTTGGAAATTGATCGCCACATGGAACTTCCTCTAGTAGTCCTACTGATTTCTTTTGGTTCTTAAGAAGCGTTTTCTCTTTTTCATGTGTATGCTCTAATCCAACCAAAGAACGTTCAAGGTCTGCCTGTGCAGCAAAGCGTTCTTTTAACTCCTCTATTGGAAACTGTTCTTTAATTGTTTGGATTTTTTCAATTTTTTCCTGCAATAGCCTAATTGCTTCGTTTGATACGCGCTCTTTCTCTTGGATATCATCTAGCTTGAGTTTTGCAGCCTCTATCTTTTCTTCTTGCTCCTCAACATCTGCGCGAGTGACGAGATCCTTGTCTTTGTGTGTGGCTAGCGATATCTTTAACTCTTGAAGTCTTTTTCTTAGTTTTGTTAGTTCAACATCAACTTCATCCCTGGTTTTTACTTTTGCGTCATGCTCAACCTGGGTCTCTAAAATCTTAGTCTCATAATCGGTACCAGGATCAAGTTTTAATGTTGCCTTGATGCCGGCTGATTCATCTCTTGCTAAGCTTTCCATTTGATCGAATATGTTTAGGTCCAGAAAATTCGTTAGAATTGCTTTTCGTTGGGTTGCCTTATGTTTAATGAACGCATTCATTTCCCCCTGGCTTGAAAGTGATGTCAATAAAAAATCATCAGGTGATCCTACAAGTTTTCTAATATCCTTCTCTGTCTCTCTGCGCTGCTCGCCGCTTAAGTCTAATGTGGGTATACCATCATCACCCAACCTAAATAAGTTTAGGTGTGTAACCGCATGTAGCTTTCCAGCCTTTGTTTCATGTTTTACAGATTGACGTTCAATTCGGAAACTTTTACCTGATACCCCTATATCGATATCTGCCCTACAGAAGCCTTTTCTAGAATTAATGACATGAAGATTCTTTATTGAACCTCTATCTGTCGTATTAAAGACACCATACATTAGTGCACCAGGGATTGATGATTTTCCGACCCTGTTCGGGCCGAAGAGACCGGTAATCCCACCAAGGTTTTCAAAATCAATAACATTTCCTTTGCCATATGAGAAAATGTTGTCAAACGCCAGCCTCTTAATTGACCACTTGACATTCCGCACAGTATCACCAGTCTCTAGCTGGCTTACATATCGTGTAGCCAGGCCATCGAGTTGTGTGAGCTCTTCCTCGGTTAGGAATACTTCCTTATAGTATTCACGTAGTAACTTACAATGTGTACTTGGGTCCCTTAAGTCATTCTTAAAAAATGAACTTCCGTTAGCTTTAATTACCGTAAGATCTGAGTCATAGTCATTCTTGTAAACGATCTCAGATGCTTCCTTAAATTCCTTTAAGGCTGTATGTAGTTGTTTTATCTCTGGTTGTGAAATTGGCTCTTGTGTACGTACTCTGAATCTTGCGCCGTCCGGATAATCTTCGGCAGCATCAAGTGTCGTTTGAACATCACCTGCCCAGTCGACTGTAACAAATGGTTTGTCATGAGGTATCTCATAAAAAGTACTAGTGAACTTATCTTTACTTTCTATCTCCCAAAACAGGAACCCCTTACCTGGCGTCTCTCCGTAGTTCTGCTGAATAGATGAACCACAATATGCTATTCTCTTTTCATCATCCAGATATTGAAGCTTATGAATATCACCCAACATCGTAAAGTCATATCCATCAAAAAATGCAGTATCAACTTCACCATCAATATTCCAGTCGATGTCAGTTTTTGAACCCATAACACCACCATGAAAAGTAGCAATGTTTATGTCACCAGGAACAGGTTTTACATCTGGCCAGCTCTCTTCATCAAAACAAGAAAATACAGACCAATTAAACCCAGGGTATCCTGTTGGATATGTTCCTGATTTTTTGTATAGATGGATATTTGAATTATTTAATGCGCTCAATATAGGGCTAATGGCATCTTGACGATGCTTGTTCATAATCAGCCCATCGTGATTACCCAGGATAACATGGGTGGGTGCTATATCGGCAAGGCCTGTAAACCACCAATTCAAAAGATCAATTAGCTCAGGGGTAATCCCCTGGGTTTTTGAGTGAACAATATCCCCACCGACGTATATTACATCAGGGGCTAGCTCCTTTGCTTTTTCAAAGAATGCTGTAAATGATTTATAATATTCATCATGACGACTAAGTCCCCTAAAATGAATGTCAGAAATGTGGATACACTTAAAACTCATACATATGCCTGTCTGGACTAGACCCTAAAATAAGGAACCGCTTTTAATTGTGTCAATCAAATGTAACAAATGGTCATCTGACTTCCACTTCTTAGCTCGTTTTTTAGCCTCTAAAAAATCTAATCTTGACATCTCCCCTACATCACTGAACGTACCATGGTCAAGGATACGTACATTGACTCCATAAGATGATAGCTTTTTAGCATATGCCTGTGTTTTACCACGAGCATCAGGATCTAATGCCAATACTATCGGTGTTGCATATTTGATAATCTCACCAAATAACGCATAATCCTCAGAAAAATGAGAACCCAACAAGCATGTTGCATTATCATCACATTTTACTAAATCAAAGGGGCCCTCGACCAATGTTAGTTCTTGTTTCCAATTGATGTTTATCTCATTGAAAATAACACTTTTCTTTGGCACCTTTGCATTCAAGTACTTCATACCAGCATCATTATCAATGGTCCTGGCAACAAAATAATTCAAATCACCGTCAGCATCAAAAGACGGTAAAATTACCCGCCGGTGATATCGGCCCTGCGTACATGTACCCATCTTAAAATACCAAAGATCCCTATTCGTTAGGCCTCTTTTTTTCAAATACCGAACAGTATCCCTAATATCTGGATCTTTACTTTGTAAGCTTGTAGCTAAAAGCCTAAACTCCTTAGGGCATGTTACTATAACCTCAGGTTCTTCAACATCAATTGCAAAATTCTTGGATTTTGTTAAGAACTTCTCACGATATTCATGGACATACTGGGGAAAGTGTTTTCTCAAAAGAGAATTTAGGTTTCTTCCCTTGACGTCACAGACCCAACAGTGATGATTATCAGTATCAATTCGAATTACTAATTTCTTCTTTGCGGATGAACCATATGATCCACAGTTTCTATTGGGGCAACAGACGGCAACATTTAGGCCGTCGTTTCCAATGACACAGGTTCCAAAAACCCGGTTCAAAAATCTGATTTTATCATTCGCAGAAGACATCTTATTCTAATATACCCCGCAGGTATACAAGTGTTCATTTGTATGATCTGTTGAATAGATCAAATTATGAATCATGCAACATTAGGAATCCTGCTCTGGCAATAACATATGCATCTGCTGCATCATAACATCCAGGTTCTAAAATTTCCTGGTTTTTTCTTGGGCCGCTCTTTAATATCTTGGTTGGCCATTGATATTGATTATCATTATCACTAACTTCACCAGAAACCCAGTCTAAAACTTGCTCTTTAGTGGGAGCGCCGCCTTTGCTTTTTCGGACGATCTTTAGTCCTACAGCTTTTCGTGCAGCATTGACATTGACATATTCTGGTTCAAAATCAAATTGTTGGTACACTAAATAACTTACAATCCCATTAAACCTTGCCAATGTTAGTAACGTTTTTGCAGAGGATAGACCAGGCCGAAAGGCTTGTAGGTTCTCCTCAATGAAGACCTTGTTGATATCATACTTAAGGTGTAGCATAGCTAGTTTGTCTGAGGCCCCTTGGGCCTTCTGGAAGGGGCCATTCAGTTTAGACAGGGGAATATACCCCATCTCTGTAAGGCGTCCCTTAGGGCCTAATACACACCATCCAATACAAGCTGTTGAAACATCCAACCCTAAAAAATACACTAAAAATCAACCTTCACTCTGAAAACATAACCATCGCTGTCCCGTTTAACAACTGGGGTTGCTAAATTCGTTCTTGCAATAATATTAAGATTTTCATCATGAAAGTTCAAGCCCGTAATGTAAACAAATCCTGACTCTGTTTCAGATGCAAAATTTGATGCTCGTAATTCTTTGTACTGGGGATTCGAAGAAGAGTTCACAGTACCGGCGCCACATGGAACATGTACTTCTAATATATGGATATTCTGTTCACCTTGAAAAGTGGTGGTGAACTGTTCCTTGCCAAAGTATGGAACAACCGGTGTTTTGATAACAGCAACACCTTCTTCATAAATTATACTACCTGCATCCGCCCATTTTGGATGCTCAGATCTTGCGTCGGCCCGATAGAGGCCACCAATGCCGTTATCTCTAAATGTTAGTTTTACCTTGCCACCTGACCCTGTTACATCGTTATCAACAATCTCAAATGTCGTTGGGTTTATCCTGTTACCATAAAATAAGTTTGATGCGTCGAAGAATACAACCTCATTTGAAGAATTGTCACGTGTGCGCTGGAATATTGTTAAAACAGAACCAGGTGCTACACCCGGGTTGTCAGGACTAGCACCTAAAATTTCATCCATAATATCCGTAGCAGCTGAGTCGGTATTATGATCAGGGTCTGTATCTAAAGCAATAAGGCCTGGGTAAAGTGTTTCTTCGGGAATTAAATCTGTCAACGAAATCTTGCTATAGTCTAGACTGCCAAAGTCATTTGTGTATTTGCTAGACAGTGAATCACTTGATGGACTAAGCTCATATGAACCAGAAGATAGCAATCGAAATCCGGGAAAGAATTTACCATTATCACATGGCAATATCGTTAGGTTTCTCTTTCTAATTGAACCGGTCGAAAATAGATACTCATTCGCCGATATCGCTGTTTGTGCCTGAGTATCTATCCTGGACCCAGTCAGGTTTAGAAGCCTTGGATAATCTTTTCGTACAAACTCCCGACAGAAGTTCTCAAGGTTTAATAAGTGGCCACCCACACCAAAGGACATTGCGACATTAAATGGGTCATCTGTCGTTGTTGTCATATTTTGGAATGGTGTTATTAGTACATCACGTTGTCGAGTATTCTTAACAAAGAATGGTGGTACATAAAATAGTAATGTATCACCCATTGTTGATACACCTTGTTTCGTCGACATTACTAAATCTTCATCCGCTCTATACTCATTCCATATCTTTAAGTCATGAACTTCAGCATTTAGTGGGTGGTCAAATGAATACTCATCGGGGTCAGGCTCATCTAAACCAGAACCCAAACCGGGTGCACCAAATGCCAGGCCTTCTGCTACACATGCGTCATCGTTAAAAAAGCCAGCGATATAATTTTGTCCAGATGTACCAACAGGAGATTCATTATTTCGGCCTTCATAAAAGTTCCCAATAAACAGTGCACTTGGATCATCTAATAGCTCATCTACCCCCACATGACTATCAAACTCTAATGGCATTACTGATGCTGAAGGGATTACAAATTCTGAATCTATCTCGCCATCTATAACAAATGAACCTGTACCATGATTCATTCCAGTTCCACCCCACCTTATGCCCACATGGTGCCATGTATTTTTTGTCAGTGCATTTTCTGAGGATAGAAAAATTAGATCGGTTCGAGTGCCTTCGCCTGTTCCGCCCAACGTTGGAACAAAAGGTTCTACACCTCCGTAGCCAGCAGATACTGGGTGTTCATTATTCTCAATTAAAACGCCAGCATCATAAAGTGGGACTTCAGACGGAGGTACTTCAGCACTGCTACTAAGTTGTAGCATAATTCGAAAGCTATCTGGACCACCATCGATATCAACATGGCTACCAGTTACCAAAGATACAGCATAGCTTGATGACATATGAAATATTGTACCAGCCTTAAATTCGGCATCTCGGTCATCCGTTGTATATCTTGGATTGATGTAAAAGTCAAAAGTAAAGGGTCCGGTTGCACTATACGGAATAACACTTGGTTGTACAGATTCATCTGTCTTTGCGGGGTATATCAATACAGAGTCTGATGGTACTTCGGATCCAGTAAAGAAGTTTAGTGTATTGTAGTTTGTACATGCCCAATGTAATGATGGATACCGGTCCCTGTAATATGGAAACAAGACATTTTTTACTACATTCTTGCGCTCTGTATCAGCAGTAAATCTAAATGAAGGCTCAAATCGAATGACTTCAACAAACTTCTTCTTACGCTCAGATACTGATGATGAATATATCATCTCCAGATACTCTTCTATTGGTGCTACAAATGATGTGGCACCTGGACTTGATGCAGATAATACAAGGTCCTGCCTATACGTCTCTAAAGATAGATCACCATATGGGTCTGGGGCATCAGAAAATGAACGAAGCTTAAATGTTTCTTTCTCTGCATCGGACCGCTGTGCGAATACGTTTACCGTACCGAACATGCCCGGCTCTTGGACAAGACTCTCTAAAGAAGCAGAAAGAAACTCACGGCGGGGGTGGGTCGTTAGCGTTAGATTTTCAAAATACTCTTGTGTTAATTTGAATAATGCCATCTGAACCCACCTGAACTATTATCGCAATATTGCATAATCAGTTAATCCTCATTATAACTATTCGCATCATAATTGTCCGGGTTCAATAAGCAAATACATCTCCCAACCCGTGGCCTTAGAAGTCTAGGCGGACGCGGACTGTAATATCTTTTTCATCATTCTTTTCAATCGGCCTAGACATTTTTGCAACTGCCAATAGGTTATCATTGGCATCATATAAGCCTACCGTTGTTGGGAAGGTAAATGATCTCTGGGTATCTTCTTGCCCTTCATCTATCACTACGACACGATCATCATCTGCAACATATGTTGGATTTGAAGAATAGTTGAACTCGTCCGCGGTGGCCCTACAGAAAATTAATGTAGAATTGATGTTTGTGATATTCTGAAACGTCATTGCAGTAAGTGTGCCAGATTGAAATCTTGCAGTTGCTAAGTGATCAATGATATTGTCCATTGACGCTGATACTAAGAAGTCTGGATAGAATGTAGTATTTGCAGTTGTATCACCGTACCCCATCCCTATTTTGCCACATGGAATTGTTACCTCTGCACCTGAAGCACCGCCTGAAGCACCGAAGTGTGAATGTTCTGTATTATTCATGGCATCAATAATGCCCATTGCAGGTTGGTCACCTTGCCACATTTTATTAAGATCTAGTACCGCCACACCTGCATCATAAAATAAAATACCTACTGTCTCATCATTATTATACGAATTAACAATATTCCCAACCTCACCACCAAATGTGGCCCTCTTTGCAGTCGACGAACCAATATCAGTATAGATTGCTACACTACCTGTTGATGTGGTAAAAATATTATCTGACACATTATCCCATGCACTAGGAATTCCAGTCTCGGTACATGTACCATACCAGCCTGAACAACCTGAAGCCAGGCCGTCAACATTCTCACTAGGATTCTCAAGCCACGCCTGAGAATTTCCGGAAATACTTGCGGATTGATAAAACCTTAATGCGAACGTTTCTCGCTTGATCTTATCCCTTGCAAATAGTCTCTTAAACCCAAGAAACATTGCACACTCAATCTGGTTTTCAGAATTCTCATCCCCAAAAGGTGCCGTAAATACTGCATCTGCATCACCTAATAGTGTTTGTGCAAATTGCTTGTATACGTACGTCTTCTCTCTCATCATAAGAGATTGAGATGAAAATAGCTTCTTACCAGAAGAATCCTCACCGGTTAATGCCTCTGTGACCAGCGGCCCGTCAGGTTGTAGACCTACGGAGATATCAAATATTGCATTTGCACTCTGTAGAGTAAAGTCTTGATCATAAACTGTCTGAAACAGGGACGAAGTCACGCCCGGGCCTACACCACCCGTTACAAATACCTCATATGATTTTCTAGTAATAGAGCCAGATACATCTTCTTGAATAATGTCAACCAATTGGTTTAATGCCGATCGGCTGGTCTTTATATCTGCTGCTGAAATTTCTTTAAAAGTTGCCATCTAACTCTATCCCCTTATTTAGATATCTGCACTTCAAATTGTGCTACGGCACCGGCCTGAATGCCTGTTATTGTCACTACAGAGGAGATTACAGAGGCATCGCCGGCGTTGCCATAAATATCAAATTGTGCGTCTGTTATTGATTTTGTTTCAACTTCAAGAGTTAATGTTGAACCACCTATTGCAGTAGTGGTTGGGTCCCTGGTTACAATGTATGTTGCAATTGCATCACTATCAACGCTATCAGGTGTCAAACCTTTGAGTTGCATAAATCTACTTGGCAGCTTAACAATAAATGCTTGATCTCTAAGTTCTACATCAATTGTATTCTCATTCTGAACATCTTGCACAACTTTTATCGTCCTTGTAGATCCACTACCAGATCGACCCATCTCCAAGGTTGACCCCACAAATCCATCACCAGATAATTCTAGGCCAGGAAGCCTTATCAAGTTTGGATTAGAAATACTGATGCACTTATGTTTTAACGCCAAGTTTCCAGATGTTTGAGCCTCAAAAATTGGCGTGTTTTTTTCAATTTTTTCTTTTCCGACTGTTCTTCCGAATTTTTCAATTACGGTATAGTCAACCTCATCATCTCCCAATGCAAACTTAACAATAGAAAATGACCCGTCGTTCCTTGCTAAGAATGCTCTTCCGGTGTCAGTTAAAACTGCATCAATGATAATGTTGTTAGTTGAATGATCTAGAAAACCCATTTACATGCTCCTTCGATAAATATACTGCTATTTTGATGTCCGTAAATCCTTGAGATCGATATTAATCACTTGACTCTTTTGCCGATCCACGTTTATAACCTGTAATTTGTAGCGACCCTCTTCATCCTGATCGGTGAATGAAAGTAGCCCGAGATCCTCCTCATTGCTATCTACGATAGATAAGTATTCAGGATCAAAGAATATAGCACCTTTTGTATGGCCACTATCCTTAATTGCATCACTTGTTAGACTAATGCTGTCTATACCGAGATCAGGATTTGCGATTAGATAAAAGTTTGGATATGGCTTAGGTGCACCTTCAGGTGATATTATTTCCTTGACAATCCTATTCTCAAGCTCGCTAAATGATACTGCAAATTGTTGAGAATAATTTGATGTAAAGTCATGAGCATCAATACTACACAACGCATAGATATATTTTGACTCTTTCGTGAATTCCTCATCCATATACGTAGTCAACGGATTTTCCATCTGATATACCCTAGTTGCAGTTGGCGTTTCTTTTCTTGGATCTGGAATCTCACTGTCATCAAAGTCATACTCTGCTAATAGCTGAAAAGGTTCATTTATTGATTGGCGCCTAAAGACCTGAAAACGTTTTATGTCTCTTGTAGAGACTACTGGGAAGCTCCACATCATCGTCATCTTTTTATTTCTATAGTCCCAAATAAAGTCAATATCTCCTGGAGGCGGAGGTGGATCATACTCCTTGCAATACACTCCAGATGCAGGGCTTTTACGAGATGAAATTAAGCCAGTTATAGCAAATATCTGGCCCGTCTCTTCATCAACTGCTTGAAACTGCACTAGTGCAATTGCCCTTATAGAATAAGAATATGAGGCATCATACTTTATTTTAGAATCAAGGCCACCCCCAATTGACGATGATGATAATATGATTGGATCCTTAGAGCGCTTATATCCACTTGGCAGAATTTCCCACTTATCAACAATATAACCTATAACCTTAACAGCATTCTTAAATTCGGATGCGTCGATTCTTTCAATAGAGATTGGTTTAAGGTTAGTGAAATATTCATAGTCTGAAATTTTGCCAGCACTATCAAGAGTTCTTGCCATAGCCTGTGTTGTTTGGGCGGCTTCCCGGTGTAGTGAAAGTTCTCCTGAGAATGGACATAGGGGATTCATAACGGATTGGTGCAAAATCGTACTTAAAAACTTATCACTAAATTGAGAATAATGGTTTAAGTCAGCTATCTGGCGGACCCACGTTGGCTGGACACGCCTGTTTTTTCTGGTGCTAGTATCATAATATGTTACTTCTCCGTAATTCATGGTACTTAGCAGTTTTAAGATCCACTTTCCCTGAATCCATTTCGACGTTACATCATTTAATAGCTTTGCTATGTCTGCAGGGGTTGTACTTACAATCTCCTCATTATTAGAAAGGGTTCTAACTTGTGATGAATGTAGTATTAGATTTCTTGACTTTACATCGACCTTATCATCCTGAAGATTTAATGCAGAATATCCCCTTGTTGCAACGTCTGTTTCATTCTGTACCTTATGCTTCTTATTGGCATCCTCTATTATTCTTTTTATGCCTTGTGGCCTAGAGAGATCTGTAACAAACTCATTATCAACACTAGCGTTTGATCTTACATCAACTGGTTCAAATGAAAATTCAACAAACCTTGGAACCTTTCGGCGAAGCTCATCTACCTGATCTTCCGTTGCTGTACCAAATGCTTTTCTAGATCCAGACTCATTTGATTTTTCGTCTGGAGCAAAAAAGTTATACTTGAACTTAGCCTTAAACCGACGAACTTCCGGAACATCAAGAACTGTTAAAACCTTAGATGGATAAGAGACAGCCATTATACATCCCCTGAAGGTGTTGATATTGTCACGAAAAAATCATTAAAGGAGCTATAATTTTCTCCCTTTCGACGAGGCTTAAGCTTCTTTACAATGCTACCGTCTTCTAATTGTACATCCTCAGATATCTCAGAGAAAAAATCCTTGTCTAAGAATTCATTTCCACCAAAATTTTCAGATGTTGCCTCAATGTCTATTTCAAAATCATCTGGCTCAACCGGTACCATAAACACCCTATCAAATAGTTTCGGTGCCATAAACTTTAATAATGTACCACGAGAATTAAATAATGTAGCACTTGCTAAAGCCCGGAAACTGTTTAGATCATTCCCACTTAAAAGGGGTGGAATTCTAAACTTTCTAGAACTTCCCCAACGCTTTGGCGTTTGAATGCTATCTGTTGATGATGACGCTATCCTTCTAGACTTATGGGTATGATGATGACCATCTACTCGAACATCGCCATCGTTGGCCCCCTCGCCATGGCGCCGAGTTTTACTGTCCCATTTACCATGATGATGATGAGTAATGTCCTTTCCTCCCTGTGTCGCAAGACCGGCTTCATACTTTCTAGCGTTCTCAGTATCACTCCAAAACTTATTAGCCTTAGCCTGACTGGAGAATATTCGCTCTTTCATCCATGCACTTGCATCATCACTTGTTACAACCTTATTTAGTGTTTCGCCTTCTAGGGTTGTTGATAATATTAGATTACCAACTGGGACGGAACCATTTCTTACCCACCATGATGTGGCCTCATTGGCTTCACCAAGTTGTAACAATGTCTTTGCATCGCCGTCGACAAATATATCTAGCCAAGCATCATCATACATAAATGTACTTTCATCCATCTCCAATCCAAATAGTAACCCATAATATACTCTAAGTAATCTGTCAATGATATGATTTGATAAAAGGCTGGTACCACCATCCGAACCTAGAAACTCATATAAGCCTGAATCCGTTATATCAGATGAAGTTCGTTCTTCAACAGCATCCTTTGAGTCGACATCTTCTGGTTGGCGGCTATCTGTTCCTGGCATAAAATGGCTAAATACTGCCTGACTATAGACTTCCTCCAGTCTAGTTGTTAGATCTGGATTGATATCCCCAAATGCAGTTGGCATTAAGAACAATGAAATATCATATAAGAATTTCTTAGGCTTGAAAATTACGTCTTCATACTCTAAGTCTCG